GGCGGTAGTAGCCCCATATCACAGGTGAGTGACTATCTGATACGGCGTGATAAGCGCTACTAAGGTCTATGAATAACACCCCAGACATCGAGCAGGAGCCTCTTGAGGAGGACGAACTGCTCAACAAAGTACCTAACAAATACCGGGATCTATACGACTCGGATGACTTTGAGAAGTTCTCAAAGGGGAAGGATTGGGACTGGTGATCATCCAACGCCCACCCAACCGATATATAGCCGACCGAGATAGGCAAGAGCGTGCTGCCAAAGATGCTGAGGGTCCTCGCCCTATTTCTACGATTGGTGGGGGCCGTGGTGGCTCTCTCATGGCTTTCACACAGGCCACTAGCACCGCTAACGGGCGATGAACCAGCAGACCTTCAGCAACTGGGCCGGGGGATATGACCCAGCCGGGGGAGAGACGATGCCCGTCCTCGGTCCCGCTCCGGTCTTCCGTGATGCTAAAGATCAGCGCCTCGCCGCCTTCGGCGCTACGCCTGATACCCAATATCCCGATGGGTATCTGGGGACTATGGATAGCAATAGACGGCAGGATAAGTTGCTTAGCGCCGTCAAGCGTCAGAACCACCGCTCATACAGCCGAGGTGTCCATAAGGGCGAGCGAGTCAACCCCGGTGACTACCTGTGGCCTGAGGAGTTCAACCCCATGACTGGCTTAGAACTTCAGGCTGTAGGGCAGAAGTTCGCACCTCCCGGTGCTGAGCCGATCAGGCTCACCAATGATGGAAAGGCTGGCCCCCGAGGTATTCCCCGAGGACTAGACCGCCCCCAGCAAGAACAAATAGATGTGCAGAGGCAGTCAATGCTGAAGCGCTTGGTACCAAACTGGAGATAAGACATGCCGTGGACCGCATCCGACGCTAGTAAGCACACCAAGAAGGCCGATACTGCCGCCGAAAAGCGCCAGTGGGCTAAGGTGGCAAATGCTACTCTGAAGAAAACCGGTAATGAGGGGCGGGCTGTCCGCACCGCTAATGCCGCAGTGGGAGGCGCTAAGAAGAGCGTCGCCAAGAAACGTGGAGGAAAGAAGTAATGCCACACTCACCCGAGCATATGAGGACTGGTGCCAACGAGGCCCGCATCGACTCCAAGTACGCCGCAAAGTGGGGAGCCGAAATGGGCGTTCCCGCTCAGCACGTGTCTGGCCCCGACAACACCTCGTGGTCTGGCAAGGTGCTTGGCCGTCAGGGCAACCAGTTGTTCTTCTCCGCAGAGTCCACTGGCGGTGGGGCTTCGGATTCCCACGCCATCGAGTTCGACACCTCTGCCCATAACGACGCATCGTTTGCCAAGAACTTCGTTGGTAAGCAGTTCAACGTCGAGGGTAAGCGCAGTATGACCCCCAACAAAGAGGGTGGTTGGTCTAGTCGAATGGATCACAGCATCTACCCCAAGAAGGACTGAACTTCGTGAGACGGCCTATTAGATCCATCCACGGACGCATCGCACAGAACATGCGTGATGCTCGGGCCAATATCGGGGAGAGCATTGCCGCTCAGAAAGCCGATAGTGCCGCATACCGGGAGAAGGAAGCCGCACAGGCCGCAGAGGATCAGGCTAAGGTCATACCGTGGAGCGAAGTGCTCGCCAACCCTGAACAGTTCAAGGACAGATAGGAAAAACGATGGCTAAGGACATGAGCCAGTATGGTTCGCAGTTATTCAACATGATGGCTGACGCTCACCGTGCTCAGTACGGGGACGTACGTAACCACCGTGATCAGCCGGTTGCCCAGAAGCCGCACCTTCGCCATATGGATGAGCGCAGTGTTGCTCAGGCCCGTATGGACTACGAGGTGGGCGAGATGGAGGCCCGTGAGGCTGAGCAGGCAGGCAATGACAGCGCCTACAACGCCTACGAGGACAACAGCACTGACCATTACGACGACTACTCGGAAGGGGACTTCTGATGGATGAGGCTAATCCGCAGGGGATGCCCCGCCCCCGTATCAAGACCACTCATAAGGGTTACTCTAACGAGCCGACTCCCAGTAGGTCACGCCCCATGACTTCTGTCCACAAGCGTAACTACGCTGTGGGTGAGGGCAACGCCCCTAAGGGTATGAAGCGCCCTGTTGACCCCTCCACCGAGATCGTTATACGGGCGCTCAGGGAGGGCTGATGGCTCGTCCGTGGCAAACCCGTAGCGAGTATCTCGTTGACCTCGCTCTTGAAGGCGCACTTGCCGCTACTCCTGAGGAGTTGCGTGAGATGCGCCCGGTTGCCGCGCCCCAAAACCCCTTCCCAGAGCGTCGAGGCTTCGCTAAGCAGGTATGGGATATCTATGAGGTCATGAATATCGACCGCTATACCCCTTCGTACCGCTCTTGGGTGTCTGGTATGCCCGTTATGCCCAGTGTCATGAGTGACCAGTCGTGGTCTGGTACTGCTCGTAATGCGATGAGTGAAGGGACTTGGTGATGGAACCGAACAAGCCCTACGGAATCAACCCCCTTGAAGAGGGGCCGATTGACCCTGATCGAGCGTTCGCTCGTCAAACCCGTAACAGCGGTTACGAGGCTGGCATTGCCGGTTCGGAGGGGCGCAAGTTCACTCAAGACCCATATGCGGCTGGTGATGATCGCCTCAAGGCACGCCGCCGAGCGGAAGAGGCCCTCGACTGGAGTGGGAAGATTGGCTCTCGTGGGACTACCAGAAACACTCGCACTGATATGAACTGGGCTATCGCCCCGTCTGGTGGTGGTATCGGTGGCTGATAATAAAAGAACCCGAACTAATCGCCGAGTTATGGATGACTCTTACGAAGCCGGTGGTCCGGCACGGGGCAGTGTCGAGGATCAAAAACTGGGTGTTAGGCCCATGGCTCTTAGAGGCTCGTTCCTGACTGCGCCTTCCGGTATGCAGTCGTGGGACGGCCCTTCTGGAGGAACGTCGGCACGGTACCCGGCGATGCCTACTACTGGGCCCTCGCCCGTCATTAGAGGTGTCGAATACGCCCCCAGCCAGCCTGCCTCTGGCCCTAAGGCTATGGCACAGTTTGTTGCTCCGAACTTCAACCGTGCCGGTCCTCAGGAAGTAAGGCCCACGGGGAACTTCTCAAAGTTCCTTACTCGCTTGGGCGCACTGGCCCCACTTCGTCAGGAAGAGGAGGAGGAACCAGAGGCAGTACGAGAGGAAACACCACCTAAGACTCCCGATACGCCCATCAAAAAGGTTGATCCCGAGGGGCCTAAGGGCCGTCCCGAGGAGCCTAAGGGCGGTGAGCCTTACCAGCCGACGCTGTGGGAGGACTACCGTGACGACCCCACCAACGATGCGCCCCAAGGGCAGATGAGCCTATTTGATGTCGCCGTGCCCAACGTCGTTCAGAAAACCCGCACAGATTTAGAGGCAAAGTACGGGGCACCGGGAAGCCAGCGTAAAGGACCCATGCCTCAGGGTATGGAGTTCCTAACTAGGGGTATGGAGGCGGCTGAGGCCAGTAAGAATCCGTTTGAAAGCCTTGACCCTGCCGTGATCGAAGCCGCAAAAAACATGGAATACCCCAACCGTGGCACCCAGTCGGTTACTCGGCCTGTTCCTCCCCCCGCTAATCGTCCTCCCAACTCACGGAACGTCAAACGGGGCACCAAGTAAAGCCCCCCTATGTTAGGATGCTGATATGGCAGTAAATGAATCTCGCAGTATGAACGCTGATCTCCGTGAGGGAATCACCGATGGCATGGTCAAGAAGCCGAACCCTGACCGGGGCGGCTTCCCCAATGACAACGCCGACGCTGGCTCGGTTCGGGCCACCCTGAGCGAGGACCTGTACGACACGGTTCCGGGCGCTAACCCCACTCAGGGTTACCACGCCGCCCGTGTTGCTGGACCTCCCCACTGACAGCACCACTACGTAGTAGTATGTAGCCGTTACGGCTACCAAGGAGTATCAAATGGCACGTCTCTTGATCTGCAATACCTGTAAGACGGTCGATAAGTTGCCTAACTACGCAACTGAGAACGACCCCGAGGCGAAGCACGACCATCACCTGCGTGATGCCATCGACCTGCACATGCGGAAGTTCGGTGGCCCCCCTGATCGGCATAAGGCCAACCTCTTCAGCATCGACGACGCTGAGTTGGAACTCATCGACGAGTCACGTCTTCAGCAGGCTGTCCATGACGGTCGTCTTGAGGCTTTCCTGAAGGAAGAGCGTGAGCAGTACAAGACCGACGCTCTGGGGTGCTACAACCTCCACAACAGGCCCACGGTGGGCGCTGGATATGGCTCTGGGTGCCCTGACTACCGTGACAAGAGCCGTGCTATCGGGCGTACCGCTGGTCTGCCCCCCGAGGAGTGGAACTACCTCTGCGACTTCTGCCCGTACCACTCGTACGTGGAGCACCAACTCAACAAGAAGCGCAAGTTCTGATGAACGCCACCACGCAGAAGGCGCTGAACACCGCCCTGCTGGTGGGGTGTATCTACGAGATCATTGCCCTCGTGTCCCACGCTGTGCCCACGATCACTCGTCTTCTACGCCTTCTAGGCTCTAAGCCTTTCGGTAAGGCGCTGGTATGGATGTGGTGTGGCTACATCTCGTGGCACTTCTTGGAGCCGCTGGACTCGTGATCCTGTTCAACTTCGACGTACTGGCTCGCCCCAACACTGAACTGGGGGCGAGGGTCCCCGATCCAGAGGGCGTGTACCTTTGGCGTGCCCTGCACGAAGCCTCGGTGGGTCGCTTGGGCGTGCTCTACAGCGGTGATCCAGACACCGTGATGTTTGAGAACTGGATGAAGATCAACCAGATCAAGGCCATCATGTACGACACCACTGGAACAACGGAACCCAAGGTGTGCGCCGAAAAAGCAGCAGCGATCTTGGCTGCTTCTGGCGGCAGAAGTATGTACCTTGATACCAACCCTGAGGTGATATCGCATACATACAGTATGGGTACGCCGTCCCTACTGGTATGTCAGCCGTATGTGGTGCGCCCTGAGTGGTCTACTGAAAAGCCCATGAAAGGCTGGGACGTTCTTACCGAGGAGATCGACCGGCAGGCCATCGCCCGTGCCGAGAAGAAGTGGGGTGACTTCACGTGAGAATCATTCTGTCCGGGGGCGAGAAGGGTACCTACCGCAACATCCTGACCTCTATTGGGGTGCCTTCGATAGCCCTCAATATCACTCAGTTCAACGTCCCCAAGACCAAAGAGATCGACCTCAAGGAACTTCTGGGCGGGGCGTCCATCACCGTCTACACCTCGGACGGGGACGAGGACGTGGACAAGTTCGACGAGTTCATCCGCACTCACGCTGACAGTATCGACATTGTTATCGGGCGACCCGACTACAACGGGGAGTGGCTGGGGGCCAAGTACGTGCCCCTGTGGAACGACGACAAGGACCCCGAGCGCCTCGCCTTCTTATGCCAAAAGCATGGTCGGGTAGCAATAAGTGATAGAGCCATAACGGGCAAAACACTGCCCCGTATCAAGCAACTTCAACAGCGCTGGGGGGCCTCGCTTATCGGCATTACAAGCAAGGTCGATACCATCGAATCAGTGGACTGGGAGGCGGTCGTCGTTTCCTCTTGGACCAGTGTTGTCCGGTACGGAGAGACCCAGATATGGGACGGTCACGGACTGCGTCGATACCCTGCTCAGAAGAAGGATTCAGCCAGAAGGAAGCACCGAAGTGACATCGTTCGTCTCAATGTGGACTATGAGGCGGTACTGGAAGACGACGTTACAGAACTGGCGAAGTTAGCAGTCAAGTCGTGGCTCTCTTGGGAGATGCACACCTTCAATGCTGGGGCCTACCACCCTCCAGCGGACGACGACGAGGCCGAGTTCGATAGCAATACAGAGGGGTCAGATAGCAACTATGACCCCCAAAAAGTAAGTGGCCCAAATCCGGTTTCTACCCTCCCTGCTATTACTACCGACCCCCCTCTGACCCGGCACGAAAGTGACCGAAAGTTGCTACCGGTTATCGGCATCGAGAGAGCAATAGCGAAGAGCACCTTCACCACCCCTGATGGCGAGGAAATCGAGGAAGATCAAGGGGTTGCGGTCAACGTGGTGCGCCACGACGGGTCTGGAATCCGCAACTGCAATAGTTGCTATCTCGCACCCCGATGCCCCGGTTTTCAGGAACATGCAGAATGTGCGTACAAGATTCCCGTAGAACTGAGGACGAAGGATCAGTTACAGGCCGTGCTCACTGCCATGTTGGAGATGCAGTCAGCGCGGGTTCTCTTCGCCCGCTTTGCTGAAGAACTAGAGGGTCAGGGGCTTGATCCTGCGGTATCAGCAGAGATGGATAGGCTATTCAAACTCACGAAAGAGTTCAAAGATATTGAGGACTCACGTGATCTAGTTCGCTTTGAGATGGAAGCACGGGGAAGTGCTGGAGTTCTCTCAAGAATCTTTGGTGAGAAGGCGGCGAGCAAAGCAAATGAGTTATCCCGTCCCATATCAGCAGAAGAGTTAGATATGACCATCCTCGACGCACAAATCGTCGATGAGTAACATATGAAATGATATGGCAAACAAGATCGTAAAGAACAACAACCGCTCGCAGGTTCTGGCTGAGGCCGACGAACTCATCAACGGGGACCGGAACAACCAGTACGGCGAACCCACTGATGACTTCCGTAAGACTGCCGACCTGTGGTCCGTCTACCTCACCTCGGTGGCGAAGGCCCCCGTCACACTGCTTCCGCATGACGTGGCAGTGCTGATGATGATGCTCAAGGTCAGTCGTATCGCTTGGTCTCCGAACAAGCGTGACAACTGGACTGACCTCGCTGGGTATGCCGCATGTGGGTGGGACTGCGTCGTGGCCGAGTCCCTCAATGACGACTAAGCGCTGGGCTGACGACGCTCTCTGCGCTGGCTACCACAGCGAGATGTGGTATCCGCCCCTGTTCAAGGAGGAGCGGACTGCCCCCGAGGCTCAGTACTACGATCTAGGCAAGTTGATCTGCGAGCACTGTCCCATTCAACAGGAGTGCGCCGAGCGTGGAGCCGACGAGGAGTACGGCATGTGGGGCGGTCTTACGCCTAAAGAGCGGAGGCTCAATAGACCCCGGCCCACGAAGACCTACCTGCCGTTGGATAAAATCAAGGTGCTTCCAAAGGCCGATCCAGACGTGCCTCTATTCGTCCCCGAACTGAGGCTGGAGGTCCGTAAGCATTTGAAGCGACGGCCACGGAAGAAGTAGTATCAGAAGGTCCACCCATACAAGAGGAGCACAATGAGCGAAGAACTGTTCGACCACTACGACAAGGTCTCTGACCAGTACGCACTGCCGATGCTGTTGCATCCCGAGAAGGATGTGCGCTGGAGGTCGGAAGCCGAATGTCGTAAGCATCCTGAGGTCGACTTCTTCTACGGTCCCACTGCCCCTGCTATCGCCATCTGCCAGAACTGCTCGGTCAGTGAGGCGTGTCTGAACTTCGCCGTCGACAACGAGATCTACTACGGGGTCTACGGTGGGCTGTCCGGTAAGGACCGCAGGTGGTGGCCCATCCAGCAGGAGCCATCATGATCATCGGTGTCGCCAGTGCGGACTACCTTCGTGCTGACCGCTCCTCTGACGGAGTAGAGAAGTGGGGCGGTGCTGGCTGGGCACGACTGGGCCAGTACATCCCCTACTTCCGTGAGGCTGGTCACGAGGTCTACGTGGGCACGCTGTGGCAGAGGGAAGGCAAGTTGGCCGTGGAGCAGGCAGACGGCTCGGTGGAGTTCCCTGATGTGATCCTGCTACAGCGCATCATGCACGACAAGGTCGATCAGTCGATCAAGTTCGGGCAGGAGCACGGTCAGATCGTTATCAACGATCTCGACGACTGGTACTGGGGGCTGGACCCGAGCAACGAGGCGTTCAAGGCATCGCACCCCAAGTACAACCCCGTCGAGAACACGCTCTTCTATGCCAAGAATATGCAGGCATCGGACGTGCTGACGACCAGCACCCCGTATCTGGCGCAGAGGATGAAGGAGAAGTTCAAGAGGGACCCCATCGTCCTGCCGAACTGCATCGACGTGGGGCGGTTCTCTCCCGTCGATCAGGACGTAGACGTACCCACGGTGGGCTGGGTCGGCTCCACGTCGCACCGCTCAGGAGACATTGAGACGTTGCGTGGAGTCTTTGAGCGGTTCCTGCGTGAAGGCCAGATCAAGATGTACCACGGTGGCGATGCCGTCACCTCGCCGTCGTTCGCCAGCGCCATCGGACTAGATGATGAGTTGGTGGAGCGGTCCCCCAGAAGGACAACCGAGGAGTACCCGCAGTTGCTGACTATGCAGATCGGTATGGTGCCCCTGCGTGATACCCCCTTCAATATGGCTAAGAGCGCTATCAAAGGCTTAGAGTATGCGGCTTCTGGGATTCCGTTCATCGCTGCCGCGCTGCCGAGTTACCGGGAGATCCACGATTTGTGGGGCGGCGGTTTCATGCTGGCTAAGCGACCTATGGACTGGGTAAAGGCCACTAAGAAACTGCTCGATAAGTCACTTCGTATCGAACTTCAGCAGTCTCTGTTGGAGAGTGTCAAACAGCACGACATCCGCCACGGAGCGAAGGCATGGCTGGAACTACTGGAAGGGTTGGCGTAATGGAACTTCTGCTGTGGCTGGCGCTCACCATCGTCATTATGATCCTGCTCAAGACACGATGAGAGTGCTACTCGTAGGCGATACCCACGGTGATCGCCAGTTCGTATCCAACGTGAACCGTCTCGCCAAGACTCAGCGAGCGCAGTACGTCATCCAGTTGGGGGACTTCGGCTACTCCTTCCCTGAGGCCGTGCTGACCTCGATCAGGACGTGGCTCGATGCTGACGAGCGCCGTAAGTGGCTGTGGCTCGACGGGAACCACGACCAGCACGACTACATCCGCTCTGAGATATGTAAGGGCAAGCACCCCAAGAAGCCGGTGGCCCACTTCCACGACCATATGTACTACTGCCCCCGTGGGAGCACGCTACGTATCGGTAAGAAGAAGGTGCTGTTCCTCGGGGGCGCTGTCAGCGTGGACAAGGCTCGTCGCACGCAGGGCGAGAACTGGTGGCCTCAGGAGTCGATCAACACTGCCGACGTGTACCGAGCAATAGACAACGGCAAGGGAGCCGATGTGCTCCTGAGCCACGACTGCCCCGAGTCTCTCGATATCAGACGCTGGCTCCGCTCCAACGGATACAAGAGCGATAGGGACTCACGGCAGAATCGTATGGCTATCAGCGCAGTCGTTGACGAACTCGATATCCCCGAGGTGTACCACGGGCACTACCACCACCGGTACACCGCTCACTACGGCAACACACTGATCGAGGGTCTGGGTGCTAACTACGCACGGGGCGAGCACTCGCCCAAGGCGACGCTCGATCACAACTGCCTGCTACTCGACTGGTAACGCAGAAGAGCAGGGGCCGAAGCCCCTGCTCACTGACGACACTTCCGTTGGGTCTGTCCAGACACCACTCCAGACAGTGGGAGTAACCCCTCAGGAGGTGGCGACCACGGGCCAGATGTACTCCAGCCCGAGTGGGGTGTTGGGCCAGATCGGCCCGTAGAACTCGGGGTCCTTGCGGATGAGGTTGGACCGGTGCGAGATCATGATGTCGTTGAGGAACGACGGGGGAGTGGGGTCATCGCCGTAGTAGACGTGCATATCGAGCACGCCACGGAAGCGCTCCTGTAGCGAGTCCTGATACCCACGGCGCTTCCACTCAGCGCAACAGCGGAACCCGTAGTGGGCGAGGGATGCGATGCTCCCCTCCCACATGCGAGTGGCTGGGTGGTTGACCCACCCCTTGTGCTCCTTGGGGTTGCCGTCGTTGTCTACGCCACGGAGGACGTTGAGAATCTGCCACGCCTCGACACGTTGCTTGCCGAGACGGCGGTAGTCGAGGTGGTGGAATCCAAGGTCGAGGTCTGTGCCCTCGGGGACGAATGTCTGCATGGTGTGCTCCTGTTGGTATGGGGTACTGCTGATCGTAATGCGACGGTGGTCAGTCCTGCAAGACCATCTTGACTCCACCGCCTGTGTGCTTGGAGCACGTGGGTGGATGGGTGGGCGTGACGTAGACGGTGACCGTCTGTCCACATCTGTTGCATTTGTACGTTGAGCCTTTTGACATGGTTCCTCCCTTCTCGACGTACGAAGGTAGCAGATCAGTCGAGATCAAAGATGATCTCCTCGGTAGCGAGGTCGTCCCCGTCCTCAAAGACGAGGCTGAACCCGATGCGGTTGAGGTCTCTGGCGACGTTGTAGATGCCGTTGACCCAGAGCAGGACCGTCTCATCGAACTCCATGAGTTGGTCAGAGGGATCGTCCCAGTTCGGGTTGAAGTCAGACCCGACAACGATGTTGGTCGGAGTCACGTCGTCGTTGATCTGGTTACGCACCACGACGGTGATGAACTGGATGAAGCCCTCGGGGACACGTATGACACCGATATCAAACATGCCTCTTACCCCTCTTGTCTGTACTGAAGTCGAATCCATTCCGCTTCAGCATCGACCTGAAGTTCTTCCATGACCGGTACGAGCCGGTCAATGGCGAGAACACGCAGTGCCCATCTGGAGCCTGCCACTTGACGTGGTTGCCCCTCGTCACCGTGATGGTCCAGCCCCTCTTACGTGCCTCCTTGGCGATCTTCTCCATGTCCTTGTTGTTCATGCCGATAGCCACTTGATCCTCCTCACTTCTTCTTGGCGTAGTACTCGGGATCACGGAGCCAACGCTCTACTTCCCGAGCGATGACGGGGAGTTCGCTCTTGAGTTGCTTCCTGATCTTTGGCCCGATGACCCACACGGTGATCCATACGGCTATGTACAGAGCACCGAGGGCACCGAAGAATAGCCACACCCATGTCGGTGGGCCTTCGGGGGCGTACGGGCCACGACCAGCGTCCGTGATCAACGCCGACCACCACATCACTGATCGTCACCCGACCGCCACTGCTCGATGATGGCCTCCACTGCGTCTTCGTAGCGGTACGTATCCATGTACCGCCTCTTGTCATAGCCGTGGATATGAGCCTCATCGTCGAGGGCATCGAGTTGCCTGCGGAGGTCGTCACGCATCTGGAAGTAGCGCTCACGCTCGCTCTCCCATTCCGCTTCGTGTGCGTCGAGGTCACCGCACTCCTCGTACCACGAGACGGCCTCGTCCCACTCTCCAATGCTGTCTGCTTCTCTGTCGGCCATGCGGTCGTTGATGCTGTCGTAGTTCATGTCACTTCCCTTCCATCCATATGAGTGCCTTATTCATACTTGCTTTGTCGTGTGGGGTCAAGTCACTTCTCAGCAACTCGATCTCCTTGGTGTCGAGGTTGAGCCTGAAGATGATGTACTGGTCTCGGTACACCGAGATGTGCCCAGACAGGTCGAGGTGGGCGTACCACGAGCCAGCCTTAGCCTCGCCGTGGACGTATGCCTTCTCTATGAGGTCGCTCAGGTTGGCTTTCATATCAGTTGTCCTCCCACGGGAACTCGCCGTTTTTGTAGCCGTTGATTCTGAAATACTCGTTGACCTTCTGCTGAAATGCGACTCGGCTATGAGGTGTCCAACTCAGCAGAGTAGGAAAGTCATCAGGCAACAGCCTGCCGTATTCGTCTCGTCTGTTGTGCTTGAACGTCTTTGGCAGTTTGCCCCAGCGCTCCTTCGCAACTTGCTCCGCATCCATGTCAGTTGTCCTCCTGATCTTCCTTGTTGAGTTCGTAGAGCGTGTCGATTACCACGAGGGCCATGAAGCCCCCGAAGGCGAGTGCGTACCAGATGAAGCCGGTCATGACTCCACCCCCGTACGGGACGAGCGTGCCTGATAGACAGCGCCGTTGTGCATGGTGTCCTGTAGGTCCATTGCGTAGGTCCAGTAGCGGTCGTGCCAGTCGGCCTCCGCATCCATGTCGTCGAACCCACCGTCGGGGTATCGGGGCGAGTCGGGCATCTCACCGATCTCGAAACTGTGATCGTGGACGAACGTGCCCCCGTTGGTGACGGCCATAGCCCCTACGAAGTCCATACCCAACTCTCGGTAGGACGAGATGAACATGAGGTTCGGGAACTGTCGGGAGACCTCCGCCCAGAACGATGCGTTGAGCGGTGCCCACGCACTGTCGTAGGTGTATGAGAGGGTGCATACCCCGTCATCCTCGATGTTTGCGTCCCACTCGACGTCGTTGATCCACTTGGTGCCCCAGTTCTCGGAGCGCCAGTTGTACCAGTTCTCGCCCACGTCCGAAGGCTCGGGGCGCAGGAGGGTGAAGTCGATGGACTCGTAATCGTTGGCGCTGATGGCATCGACGAAGCGGTCAGCCTCGTCGGCTGGCCCGATCACGTCGAGCCTGTTGTTGCAGATGTTTGGCATGTCAGTTGCTCTCTTTCGTGTATGGGATGGTGTTGCGGTCGGGATGGTCTTCCCAGACCCTGTCGGCTCGCACTTCGTACTGAAGCATGACCGAGCAGGCTTCGCAGGCGTTGAGGACCTCTTCACCGGGGTGGTTGTCGAGGTAGTAGCGGATGCGCTGGTTGCTCGGCACGAGCATGTAGTTCCGGTGGAACTCTTGGTACTCGGGAGTCTCCTCGCAGGAGCACTCGGGTCGAATACGGGCAATGTAGTCGTGGAGATTCTGGGCGACTGCTCGCCACATCTCGGCTTCATGGTCGGTGGTCATATCAGTTGTCCTCCTCGACGAACCGGATCACGTTGTCATTGGCGCACGCCTCGCAGACGGGGAGGACGTGGATCTCACCGAGGTCGTCGGCATCGAGTTTGCCGTACACCTCGACCCTGATACCGATGGCCTCGGTCTCTGTGCCGTCCCATGTTTCGCACGGGGTGCAAAGAACGCCCTTGCGCCAGAGCGCCCACTCGTGGTCGCCTGAGTATTCAAATGTGTCTCTCATGTCAGTTGTTCTCCTTGTCTCAGTTCTAATCGACGGGTGTGACACCGTCAAGGGTTTCTTTGAGAGTGGGGGGCTTGCGCCCCCCACTGCTCACTTGTTGAGGACACCTCGGAGTGCCCGAGTCAACTCGTCGGGCAGTTGCTCGACTTGCTTGATCTCGGCCACCTCGTCGGCACCGTACGCTTCCGTTCCGCTGTACCCAGTGGCGTAGCGCACGAGCACGATGTGGCGGTTGGGCCTCGCCCACTGCTGGAGGTCGAAGCCGTCGTTCCACTCACCGTCGGTGAAGACGATGACGAGGTGCTGTGTGGCACCCTCATCGTTGTGGTTGTCGAGGTCGTTGAGCGCCTCGGTGGGATCGGTACCGCCGAGCGTGGGCCACACCTGAGGCGCAGGAGCACCGTCGCTCCAGATGCGGTGGTTCTGCCCGTCGCTGGACCAGAGCGTGAACGATGCTCCGATGCCGAGGTTCTGGCAGGCCAGAGCCGTGGCGTACACCGCCTCGCTGAGGGCGAGTATCGGGGCACCGCCCATCGACACCGACACGTCGCAGAGCATCGAGACGTGAACGTCGAGGCCCTCGTTCGCCAGCCCGTCGAGGTTGCGGAAGAAGTCCCGATCCCCGACCTGCTTGGTGCGGTATGAGAGAGCGTCGATGGCACCCTCCTCCTGCTGGTTGCGCCAGACCGGCTGGCTCGTGGTCACGAAGTCGCTGAGAGCGTTCTCGATACCAACGGCGGTGCGATGTGCGCTGGCGACCATATCGGCAGGCATATCGGAGCCGACGAAAGTGATATCAGTCAGCCCACCCTTGGTGACGGAGGCCACGGTGTTCTTCGTGATCTCCTGCACCTCCGAGTCGTTGTGGACCTCGGACTTGGCCTGCTTGAGCGCCTGCTCCAGAGCCTTCTGGAAGTTGTCTTGACCCTCCTGAGGCTCCTCACCGGCACCGTTGCCGACACCGTGACCCTGACCGGAGTCAGTCTGAGCGTCGTCGCTCTCGTCACCAGCACCGTCGGCACCGGCACCGTCGCCAGCGCTCTCGTCGCCCTCGGCCTTGGCACCAGCGCCGTCGGCATCACCATCGGCATCCTTGGTGTCGTCCTCGCCAGCCTCGGTGGCACCACTGGATGCCTTGTTCTCGGCCTCGTTGGTCTCACGCTCGGTGGCACCACGGTCGGGGAAGGTGTCGTGCTTCGACGTGTCCTCGGGGACCTCTTGGTCGAGCATGAACCTCGACGCTTCGATGACCCAGAACAGGAGGCGGTCAGGGGTGGTCGCCTTCTTGTAGCCGTTGACGATGTGGAGCCAGAGTTCGGCCTTGGCACCGTCATCCCCGATGTGCTGGGTGTACCGGCGACGGGACTCGGCACGCAGTTCCTTCGGCAGGTAGTCACGACCGGCGAGCAGGAGCCACGAGAGGTTCTTCTGGTGATCAGTCTTGAGCAGGTGCTCGACGATCATCCGAGTGAAGTACGAGCCGATGCGAGGCACGGACTTGACCACGGCGCACTCCATGCGCTGATCCTCGATGGCGTTCCACGTACGGTGGGCAGAGCGTGCCCACCCAGAGTCGCTGTTGTTCTTGGAGTCCTCGTCGAGGGCCTCTTCCCAGACCTCGATGGCCTTCTCCTTGAGGATCGGGAACGGGGTGGTGAACCGGAGGTGCCCCAACTCGTGCTGGAACACGCCCTTCATCTGGGCGACGGTGTCAGCGATCCGATCAGTGTCCATGACCGACCACGGGTTATCGGGGTCGTACTTGCTCGGCCACCTGATCACGATCTGATCGAAGTCGGTGTAGGCGGTCACCGTGCCGTCGTTCATCCAGCCGGTCTGGAGCGTGGTGGTGACGGACTGCTTGAGTCCGTAGGAGCGCATGACGGCGGTCTGGGACTCCATCGTCGAGTTCAGGATGTTCGACATGAACCGCTTGTAGTCGTTGTAGTCACGGTTCAACTCACGGTTGACCGCCTCGTTGATCGAGCGACGGATGGCATCACGGTGCTCGCTGAGACGCTTGTCCTGCTCACGCTTGAGTTGGTCGATGGCCTTGCGACGCTGACGGGTGACGGCCTGTCCGAGGCCACGCTTGGGCTTGTAGTTGCTGGGAATCATGAGTACCTCCTCAGGTATCAGGTTGATAAGACATTTGTAACACGGGCTACCCGACCCTAACCAAACGGGTATGAGAGGGGCAGGGAAGGGGGAACCCTGCCCCTCTCGATCAGACGACGCTCTCGGTTGCGTCGGTGGACGGAGCCGAGGCAGGAGCCTCGGCAGGACCGAAGACGCTCGTCGGGTACTCAGCCCTGAGCACGTCGAGGAAGCCTCGGTCTTCGATGATGGTCTGGACTCGCTCACGCTCGGCAGGGGGGAACATGCCGGTGAACACCCAGATGGCGTTGTCCACGCCGAACGTGGCGCAGTCAGCGTTGAGGCGCTGGAGGGCGCTGGTACCGACCGGCGTGGTCAGGACTCGCTGGTTGCGAGCCTCACGGATCGCACCGCCGATGCCACGGACGGTGGGCGACGGGACGAGGGACTCCTCGACGTTGTCGGCGTAGTCCCACGGCATCCAGCGGAACCGGTTGGTGCTGGCCTCGGCCATCGCCTGCGTGCCCTTGTAGCCGGGGTTGATCGTGGCGAGCACCCAGAGGTTGGGGTTGGCCTTGATGACTTCGGGGGCGTACCCACCGTGACCGTCGGGCACCGCTCGCTGGTAGTTCACGAACGAGCGCCGGTCGTCGAGCACGGGGTGCAGAGCGGTGGCCTGCGACGGAGCGACGGCGTTCCACTCGTCGAGGTAGAGGAAGCCACCGCAGTGGAGGGCACGAGGCACGAGGCCGTCCATCCAGACGAGGCTCTCTCGACCATCGACCACGACGGCGCTGGTCATGCCGAAGAGGTCGTAGTTGGAGATGCCCACCGAGCCGTTCAGGGTGAAGATCGGGTACGGCTTGGGCAGGCCGTCACGCTCAGCAGCGAGGCAGGCGAGAACCTGAACGAGCATGGTCTTGCCCGACTGGGTCTCACCGACGAGGGCGACGTTGGGGCTGTAGCCACGGCTGTCACGCTGGTCTCGCATGTGGAGCAGGTAGTCCACGTCGGTCAGGCCACCGGCCACGACTCGACTGACGTACTGCTTGACCACGTCAGCAGAGGGACGGAACTGGTCGAGCGCAGGGTCCATCGGATCGGTGATGGACTGGGCCTCGACGAGGCGACCCTGCTCGATGATGCTCAGGTCAGCGCCGATGGTGATCGGGGCTGGAGCCACCGGAGCAGGGAGCGGAGCAGGAGCGACGGACGGCAGTTCCAGTTGACGGGGGAGCACCCACGTCTCGTGGGCACTGCCGTTGGGACCGAGGCCCTCGATGGCGACGAGGACCTTGCGCTGGTGCTCGGTTCCATCGGGAGCCACGTCGGGGCTGACGACGGAAGCGAGGTGGCCCTCAAAGGGACCGCTGGTGATCTGGACGGTGAGTCCACGGGTCAGGTGCTTGGCTTTCATGGTGACCTCCTCAGGTCTTGGTATGGGTTGCTGGGATATTGCTATCAGATGGGTGTGACAGTGGGCGAGTCACCCGACAGCGGTGCTGTTGGGGAACGTGCGCTTGATGAAGTGGGCGGTCTTGCCCATGCTCTGGGTCGAGCCGAGGGTGATGAGGGCGAGGTCGATGCTCCCACCCTCGTACTCCCAGATCGACACCGAGCCGTTGCGAGCCTTCCAACTGATGACGGCGAGCGTCGGGCAGTCTCGACTCTTGATCAGGGCGATGTCTCGCACCGCCTCGGACTCGCCCTCGATGTTCATGACGGTCGAGTTGGCCGTGGCCGTGATCGTGACGGCGAGCGTCCCGATCTGCTGGGTCTCGTGGAGCACGCTCATCGCAGGCCCTCCTGCTCCTCGTAGTCGTCGACGAGGGCCTCGGCCACCGCACGACGGGTGGGCACGTCGAAGATGCTCCACCAGCGATCGCTGGGGCTGGCGAACTCCTTGCAGTAGCGACGGGCGCACTGCCCGACGACGGCCTCGATGAAGGCGACGGCCCGAACCGAGTCGTACTCGCCTCGGCGCACGTGCTTGCCGATGGTGGCGAACGCCTGCTGGACCTGCTGGTACGAGGTGGAGTCGTTGTCGATGTAGAGGCTGAGTTCGACAGCCTCGTGGTTGTAGGTGCTGGTCATGTTGGTCTCCCGTGGGTTGGTGGGTTGGTTGGTGGTGGGGGGCTTGCGCCCCCCACGCTGGTCACGACAACGAGATGCGGAGGTTGCAACGGTCGCAACGATAGCCCTCGTCGTAATCGACTTCGGGGCAGGTCATCTCGACCCCGTCGATCACGCCCTCGTCGGTGAGGACGGTGGCACAGCGGTCGCACAGGTCGTAGTGGACCGTGACCCCTTCCTCGTCCACGAGGGTCATGTGGGGGTAGCGGTGGCCTTCGGTGGTGTATGTGGTCATGTTCCCTCCTCAGGGTTGGTATGGGTTGGTATGGGCGACTAAGACCAGTGTCTCATAGGTCACTGGACCCTAGCCAAACGGTTGGGGGGAGGGGGTTGCCCCCCTCCCCGTCGGTCAGCGGTACGAGTCGAGGATGCCCTCGACCATGTCACCGAGGAGGTAGTCACCCTCCCCGTCGATCACCTCGCCACTGGCGAAGTTCTTGCTCTCCAGCATCCCGAAGAGACGCTCGTCGATGGTCCAGCGACCCTCGATGTGGGCGAGGGCGATCTCGACCTCCACGTCGTTGGTCTGGCCGATCCGGTGGAGACGATCCTCGGCCTGACGGAGGTCGGCAGGAGTCCACGGGAGTTGGACCACGAGCACTCGGTGGTTGAGGCCGTTGCCGTGGAGCGTGAGGCCAACGCCAGCCGAGATGATCTGGCCGACGAGCACTCGGGACTGGCCCGAGGTGAAGGCATCGACGGCCTCGGTCTTCTGGGCATCGGTCATGCCACCCCGAATGGCGACGGGGTTGTACTTGGCGAGACCGAGGAGCAGGCGATCCATCACGTCGGCGTGCTCGGCCACGATGAAGAGACCGCCCTCCTGCTCGTCGAGGACCTCGGAGGCGTGCTCGACCGCTGACTTGACCTTGGCCTCGCCAGCGAGGCGACGGAGCGTCGTGAGTCGAACGAGAGCCTCGGCACGCTCGGCACCCTGAGTGTTCCGACCCTCCTCGGAGAGCCAGTTGATCAGGTCGTTCTCGGCCATGACGTAGTCACGGGCAGGCTTGCCGAGGCACTCCAGCGAGAGACCCGAGCGCCCCTTGTTGGGGAGGTCGATGACCTCGTCCCGACGACGGCGCATCATGAACGAGCCGACGAGGGCATCGTGGAGTTCGGCACCGTGGTCGTTGCCACGGCCACCCCATGCGTCCGTCTTCGGGCAGTAGCGGTTCCAGAAGAGGCCCTTGCCACCGAGGTCACGCCACGCCCCAGCACCGAGCACGTCGATTTGCGAGGCGAGTTCGATGTGGCGACCGTTGGGGGTCGGGGTGCCCGAGAGCAGGACCCGAGGACCGGCGACGGAGCCAGCGATCATGGCGAGGGCCTTGGCACGCTTGCTCTTGCCGTTCTTGTGGCGGTGAGCCTCGTCGACGACGACGGCACCGACTCGACCGGTCAGGGCCTCGGCCCAGTGGGCCACGGTGCTGTCACCGATCACGAGCACGTCGGCATCGGGCACCTCGGTGACCTTGGTGCCCGAGAGCACGGCCACGTCGAGCCACGGTGCGAACTTGGCGAACTCCCGAACCCAGTTGGTGCGGAGGCTCGGGGGCACGACCACGAGGCCAGTGGTGATCCCGACGGCGTTGGCGCTGGCGAGCACGGCGATACCGCACGGGGTCTTGCCGAGGCCCATGTCGAGGGCGAGGTACGCCCACGGGCTATTGGCCGTGTCACGCAGGGCGTGGGCCACGGCCTCCTGCTGGAAGTCGAGCAGGGGCAGGGCGAGATCGACCGGAGTGATCGAGGTGCCGAT